ACAGCATTAACAGCAGGGAGTTGATGGCCTTCTTTTCCAACTAACTATGCTGAAAATGCCAAACAAGTACAATTTACCCAAGGAAGGGAAGGTATTACGAACCTCGCGGAGAACCGCTCAAAAGGTAGCCAGTGAGGGATTGGGATTAGTGTTCCTGGTTGACTGGAATAAGTTGCATGGTGGTGGCCCTATAAATTGAGACACATATGCGTCGTCTCCAGCTGCTTTACCGAATACAAATCTTGCAGTCGCTCCACTATTATTACGCACACGCAGAACAGTCTGCTGTGTTGCACCAATCTGATTAGGAGTGCTACCACCAGTAATAAACGGAAATGCATCCCGTGCAAACCCAATCAAGAAATTATACAACATCTGTGGAACTCTAGTCAACTTTGTGTATGAAGGTACCACAACACGCAATGTGTTGTCAGTAGTGAACATGCGAAATCCACAATCTTCATTAGACGCCGAATTATATATACTGGCCTCGTACGTACCAAACTGCTGACCACCATCATTACCTAATGGGTATGCTGCTAAAGTCAAACCTGATGCATCGGCTCGGTCATGTGTGACGGTCCAAACAGTGGAACCATTCGCATACGCATACAAATCTAACATACGCCCAACTTTGCCCCCGTACATAAATGCTTGAGTCGTATCCGGAATGGGACTTGCTCCAGTAACAATGGGTAAATAATACTTCTTGTAAAATGGAACCAGTGAAAACCCTGGGGACGAAGCGTTTGCCACATCTTGAGTGTGCCAATCAGGAATCATCATAAGTTGCTTAACGCTCCTAAACTTCTCACCAACAACGTGCCCTGACATGTCTTTGTCAAAGGCCACTCCACCAGATTGAAGATAAACTCCCGTAGTGGTCTGATTACTGGCGGGATTTGTGCCCTCAATCATACTGGGCTTAACACAAGCGAACTGAAAGCCAGGTAAAGCCTCTACAAACACAAGCATGTCCACAGTAGAAGGTGCGTTTGGAGGGATAATCAAATCAGACACAATTTCTACTGATAGCGTTCCAATGCTATCAAAGAAATTAGCGTATGGGTAAATATGTGTGAAAGGTACTTCAAAATCAATCATGTTGCCATCCTTCAAATCAAAAGCTTTACTATATGTGTCCAAATTCACTGATCCAGGAATGGTGACATTGTTTGAACCAATGGTGTTAGCATATTGCCTCACTCCGGGCAAATATGTAATCAAAATCCTCCCTCCATGCAGCTTGGTCTTTGAAAAATGGAATGTGAACTTAAATCCACCCCTCCAATATCTGAAGTTGCTACCAACATACATTAAAGTACTAGGTAAAAAGCAACTTGTGGTCAAAGTGGAAAAGGCCGGCAATGAAATGTTACCACTACCGCCTTCTCTGTACCACATAGCAGAAGGAGATACAGCCATACCATAAAAGTATGATCCTGTTGTAAGTGAATTAGTCAATTCCCTCCGACAAATAAGCTGCTTCTTGGTCAATATGTAATCAAATGCCATTTGGTCCTCGTCAGTACAACCAACTGCACCATCCACTGTAATGGAATTAGTTTGAAAAGGACCTACCACCACCGCTGGAGTGGGCACATCAATCTGAGAATCATACCTATAAGTTTCACTCACTACCCTTTGGTGATGCGAAGTGTCTACAGGCTTAGAGAAACCAAATGATGCTGCTACGTTGGCAGCGTTCTTTAAAAACCATGCTGGCGTCCCCATTGCTGCCTTCAATCCTGGTATGCGTCCTACTTGGGAGACCAAGCCAGAACCTGCATCCAATATCCCCGAGACAACACCTGCTCGCTTAGCCTCACCTCCACTCTGCAAATTAATAGCAGAGGTTATTGATGTCTTTGCACCAATTACCTCTACATCTTCAAGCCAAGTATAAATCTGAAAGGTGGGTGCAAGGCCAGAAGTGGGGTTCCTAGCACCAGCCAACATGGTGCCCATAAAAACACCATAAGGTTGTACTAAATTAACATTGCCAATATCATCATACGGGATGTACTCATAAGGCCCTACAAATGGAACCTTCAGCTCAGCACTAGTGTTCTCGGATATATCCAACAACACATGCGGTAAATTAACTGCTAATGCAGGGAAATACCCTCGCCTTCCATTTATTGCTTGATTAGTCTCACCATACTGGAAAGACAAACATGCAATACCTTGGTGGAAAGGCGTAGCAGAAACAACCATCTTAAAACACAAAGTGGCCCTAATACCCATGCAACCTGCTAAACGGGAAAAAGTGTTTGCCGCTACCATATCTCTAAATCCCGAAAAATTAGAAAATGATATCAATGAAAATTGAGTATTGGTTGCGGGTAGAGCTCCGGATGATCGAAAACATGGTCTACTCAGGTATTCCCGCAAATCTCCAACGTTCGCTGACGAGCTCACACCATATGCTAACTCATTGGCCGTTATCTCAGCACACATAGTTGCTTCATCATTAAAAGAAGTTATATTAGCGATGGTCTCTGTATTCTTAGACACCGTAATACCTTCTATTGTGTCGCAGTTATCTATTGGGGTTGCTGCTCCCCCTATTAAATCTTGTTTCATAGCAAGCAAAATACAAAATGGGGTCTGCTCAAACACCCATCACGGACAAAACTCCTCTCACTTCGCTGAGTAGTCGCACAACCAATATGGTGTGGATGGCACCGGTTTTGTCAATTATGTGTACCACCCAACTTTAAAACCAGACATCCATCCTGGTTTTGATATAAGCACGCCAGGCGGCTCTATCATAATGTTGCAAATGCAACCCTCTATCTAGGCACCACTTAATGGCCTTCTCGGCATATGTGTCCCACATATCCTGGCCATGCAGAGACATCTCTCCTAGCATGTGTTCCACACGCCGTTGCATATCACCAGCAGGATCACGGGCGTTCTTGTACCAATAAGGCTCAAACAGGAAACTGTTAGGGTCCAATGGAGCAACCCAACCCAAGTTCGGGGAAACATAATCGCTATCCTCATCCACTACAAACGAGCGTTTGAGAAAAGTGATATCGTCAATACCAGTATATGGCACCAACTCTCGGTCCTTGTGACCAGAAGTATAGGTAAGACCTAAATCGGCCATAGATTCGGCGACTGTGACCTGATTGAACAGCTCACAAATCTCATCATCCACAGATGCTATGTTATCGTCACCAAAGGTGCAAACATATGCATGATCCCACATGTCGTATGTATGCACCCTAGCAACGTAACAATGCGCCAAGGATATTAAGGAGTACATGGAGTTAACGATGGTAGTCAATGGATGTCCGCTGGGCAATGACTTATTCCACTGAACCACGTACTCCAGAGAATTACCCAGACCAGTTAGATGGCGCGAATGCACCAAATCCATCCAAAGTATCTCACGCACTAGCTCGTCCTCCTCATTCCAATCCTGGTCCTTCCTGTACCACTTCTGAATGTAGTCCAGGATCGCCTCATGGAAATAAGGTTGCTCACTTGAATCAAAACGAGAAAAGTCTCCGTCAAACATCTTGGTGCCCGCATTCAGCAGCTTCTCTGCCAACAGGCCCCACTCTGTATAGTGGTTAATACCAGGAGCCATCCCATTCTCAATGTAAGTAGCAAATGTGGATGCCATAAACGCACCGAAATACATGCGGCACGCAATGGTGTAATCCACTTCTGTGCCAGCAATAACCCTGGTTGCAACTGACTCAACCTTCTTCAAAGGCCACAATTCATCCTTTAGGAAATCCACGCACACATGCAACAGGCGCACACCTTTAATTGCCTGGTAAATCAAATGATCCACATCTTCCCTAAGGATCTTCATTCCGTCTGAATCCCATGTGATATCCCCTTCATGACCCAATGCCCAAG